CTGGAGTGAAACCCACTAAATGCAAATGTAATCAAGAGTATATTCCAGAATTATTTACTGAGCTATGGGAAACTTTTTTTATTCCTTCACATGATAATTGCGGAACAACAATAAAAGTATATGCTGATATGTGTACTGAAATAGAACACTGGTCTAATAGAGAAGACGGAGAACATGACGTAGTGACAGACTTATGTCATTACTGTGCTGTAAAATTAAAATTTAACGTACCTCATATTGTAGAGTATAGTAAAGGAGTAAATTGGTATGAAACCAAATAAAGAAGACAGAAAGAAATTTGACATTGACTTAGAGTACGGAGAGATAAGAGAAGATAAAATAAAAGACATGCTAACTGGTAAGAAGATAGAAGTTAAATCAGAGAAAGGCATGTGGATGAAGACAGGTAACATATGTATAGAGTATGAGTCTTGGAATAAACCATCAGGAATTAGAGCAACAGAATCAGACTATTGGTTTCATAACTTATGTGTAGGAGACAATGAGTTTTGTACTCTTGTATTTAAAACAGATGTACTTAGAACTATTGTTGATGACCTTGATAGTTTTAAAACTGTATGTGGTGGAGACCATAACGCTAGTAAAATGTTCTTAGTTAATTTACAAAAGTTATTCTCTTCAGATGTCATCAAAGCATTTAAGGAGACTGAAGATGAAAAAAAATAAGAAAACACTTGACACATTAGTAGAAGATATATATAATGAATTATCGGCACTAGGAAAAGGCAAACATCTTAACATAGATGAAGACACAATAGAGCAGTTTGGAGAGTCTATGAAACAGATTCTCTATGAGTGGTCACACCCTAGCCCTCGTGGTAAGCCTAGCTTAAGAATGTCTAACATAGGTAAACAACCTAGACAATTATGGTACGAGATGAACTCTGAATCTGATAACACAGAGGTTATTTCTCCGCCTACTTTTATTAAGTTTTTATATGGACACTTACTTGAAGAGATAGTTTTATTTCTTGTTAAGTTATCTGGACATGAAGTTACTAGCGAACAGAAAGAGATAACAGTTTCTGGAATTAAAGGACACATGGACTGTGTTATTGATGGAGAAGTTGTTGATGTTAAGACTGCTTCTAACTACGCCTTTAAGAAGTTTAAAGATGGAACTCTAGCAGAGGATGACCCTTTCGGGTACATGGCTCAACTTGCCGGATACGAATCAGCAGAAGGAACTACTCATGGTGGATTCCTTGCACTGAACAAAGAGTCTGGTGAGTTAGCTATGTTTAAACCTGATAACTTTGATAAGCCTAATATTAAAAAGAAAATAACTAATATTAAAAAGGCTGTTAAGTTAGCTACACCACCTGATAAATGTTATGATGATGTACCGGATGGTAAGTCTGGTAACATGAAACTTGCAAGAGGTTGTACTTGGTGTAGGTTTAAACATGATTGTCATAAAGATGCTAACGATGGTAAAGGGTTAAGGGTATTTAAATATTCAACAGGATATAGATACCTAACTCAAGTACCTAAAGTTCCTAATGTTATAGAGGTAACACAGATATGAACGGTAGAAAAGCTAAGAGATTAAGACGTAGAGGAGAAGAGTTACTTATCAATTGGATAAGAACAATGGTACCAGACGGAGAAGATACTAAGAAGATTAGTAAGAAAAACTTACATGAGTTTCTTCCAGAGCAAACACATATCTTTGCAAACAATAAGTTTATGTTAAGTGCTTATAGTTTGAGATGGTTTTATAAGAAAGTAAAACAGAATCCTAACTTTCATTTAGAAGAGTTAGATGCCTAGAAGAGTACCAAGAAAGCCTAGACCTAAGAAAGTAAATGTTCCCAAGGGATATGATAGTTTATGGGAAGCAACACTACATGAGACCTTACTACAGGAATGGAAACACCATTGGGATAACATTCATTATGTTGTTAAGCATAAGTACGAGCCTGACTTTGTAAAGGTTATAGACGGTAAAACAATTTTACTAGAAGCTAAAGGTAGGTTCTGGGACTATGCAGAGTATAGTAAGTACATACATATACGAGAAGCTTTACCTAAGAGTTATGAGTTAGTGTTCTTATTTCAGAAACCTTTCTCTCCAATGCCGGGTGCTAAAGTAAGAAAAGATAAAACAAAAAGAACTCATGCTGAATGGGCTGAGACAAACAACTTCACATGGTATAGTGAAGAGACACTACCGGAGGAATGGAAAAGTGGACTACAAGTTTAGAGAAGATAAAATATTAAATGAGATAAAAGCTTACATAGGTAATACATATAGCCAACACTATGCTAACGGTAAGTATCAAGCTACTGATATAATATTAGACACAGGACACGGAGAAGGATTCTGTGTTGGAAACATTATGAAGTATGCTATGAGGTATGGAAAGAAGAACGGAAATAATCCAGATGACTTACGAAAGATTATACACTATGCTATAATAGCTTTATATTTACAGGAACAAGACAATGACTGATGACAAGATAGGAAAGAAGCCTTACCTAGGTATAACAATAGATTACGATAGAGAAAAAACATTTGATAAATTTAGTTTAGATACACTCAAGGATAGATATTTTTGGGAAGGAGAAACACATGCCCAAGAAGCATTCGCAAGAGCCTCAGTCTTCGGAGCAACCTTCAAAGGTGAGACAGATTTTGAATTGGCTCAGAGACTTTATAACTACAGTTCCCAAAGGTGGTTCATGTTTAGCACTCCTATACTTAGCAACGGGGGAACAACTCGTGGGCTTCCTATCAGTTGCTTTCTTAATTATGTTCCTGATAGTAGGGGTGGTTTATCTGCTCACTATGACGAGAATATTTGGTTGGCAAGTTCGGGTGGAGGCATTGGTGGATATTGGGGAGATATTAGAAGTAACGGTATATCTACTACTCACGGTAGTCGTTCTACTGGTTCAATTCCTTTCATGCATGTAGTTGATTCTCAGATGTTAGCTTTCAATCAAGGCACTACAAGACGTGGTTCTTATGCGGCTTATATGGATATAAGTCATCCGGAGATTGAAGAGTTTATTAACATGAGAAAAGAATCAGGTGGAGATATAAACAGAAAGAATCTTAATCTTCATAATGGTGTCAACATTACTAATGCTTTCTTACAAGCTGTAGAAAAAGATGAAGACTGGAGATTGATTGACCCTAAGACTAACGAAGCTGTTAAGACTATTAACGCTAGAGATTTATGGTGGCAGATAATAAATGCCAGAGCAGAAACAGGTGAGCCTTACATGGTCAACATTGATAAATGTAACGAAGCTTTACCTAAACAACAAAAAGATTTAGGACTTAAGATAAGACAAAGTAATTTATGTTCTGAGATTACTTTACCAACGGATGAAGAGAGAACAGCAGTATGTTGTTTATCATCTGTAAACTTAGAATACTTTGATGAGTGGTCAAAGGACGATAACTTTATACAAGATTTAATAACCTAATATACTTCAACACTATATTGACAATGCAATAGACACAACACAGTTAGGAGAATACAGTGCAAATTTTAAACGCTTTCAAAAATATGTTAAGGAAGGTAAAGAAGGCTTTACCAAGAGTGCCTACTCAGCGTATAGAGAAAGGAGTCTCGGGCTTGGTGCTATGGGTTTCCATGCTTATCTTCAATCTAGGTCACTTCCTTTTGAAGGTATTTACGCAACTGGGTTTAACTATAAGGCATTCACTTATATTAAAGGAAAGGCGAAAGAAGCAACTAGAGAGTTGGCTATTGAAAGGGGCGAAGCTCCTGATATCCACGGCAGTGGTAAGCGGAATGCTAATCTCCTTGCTATTGCTCCTAATGCTAGTAGTGGTATCATTTGTAGTGGGACTTCTCCTAGCATTGAGCCTTACAGGGCTAACTGCTATACTCACAAGACTTTATCCGGCAGTTACCAAGTTAAAAATAAATACTTAGAAAAGATTTTAAAGACTAAAGGATTAAAAGCACAAGAGTTAGAAAACATTTGGAAAGATATATCAGGTAGTGATGGTTCAGTCCAACACTTAGATGTTCTTAATGATGATGAAAAAGAAATATTTAAAACAGCTAATGAAATAAATCAAATATGGATTGTTGAACATGCTGCAAAAAGACAGGAGTTTGTGTGTCAAGCACAATCCGTCAACTTGTTCTTTACTTTACCAAAAGCAACTGAACCTCAAGAAGTACATGATGAATACATGCAGTACGTAAATGATGTTCATTGGTATGGTATGAACAAACTTAAATCGCTTTATTATTTCCGTTCTAATGCTGCTCGTACAGTAGAGAATGTAAATGTTAAAGTACCAAGAATAAATTTAGAAGATACAGAATGTATCGCATGTGAGGGATAATTATGAGCTTATTAACAACGAGAGATTACTACA